CGGCAGTCCCCAGGTCGATGATCTCGTTGACGTACTTGTGCAGCTTCTTGTTCATAGTCTTTTCTCCTTTGCAAATATATTCCCACACCGTCAGGCGTTGGGTCCGTTGCGGATGGTTTCATCCGCTCCTCACTGACCCGGCGGAACTGCCGCCGAAGTTGTATGTACTGATACATCCCCAGTACAGATTTTTGCTTTTTATCCAATCCCTCCGCATCTCATGAAGGATGCTGTCTGTGGGCAAGCTATCGTCGGAGGTGCTTTGTATGGAATCCACATATAGCGACAGATATGCCAACCTGATGGAAGATCCGGCCATGGAGGCCTATTTCTCTCAGCTGCCCGGCTATATCCAGGACCAGATTCGCGCCCGCAAGCGGCAGCCCGCCACTCTGGAAGACCTCAAACGCATGGCCAATGAGGTCAAGCAGCTGTTTTAACCCCAACATGGAGGTGATCGGATGGCCAAGCAAGGCATGGCCCGTCCCCAGCGGACCCACACCCAGCCCCGCAACAACCAGCCCCCCGTCCCGGAGCTCCAGGGTAAAGCCAAACGTGGAAAGGAACCGGCGAATCCCATCATCGCCGGTACTTCCGGCCCCCACATGAAGGTTTACCACCCGGATACCAAGGACTGACACAGACAGGCGCCGCCCATACGGGCGGCGCCTGAACTGTTTAGACCTCCCGGAACACTCCGCCAAGGCTATCCCATGAAACGCGGCGTCTTTTTCCGGTTGTCCTTTTTCCAGCTGTATGGTATGATACATAAAAGGCAAATTTCACCTGTATTGCAGCGCAGTCAAAAAGTGTCCAACTTGGACACACAAAGGGAGAGAGATTGAAATGAAGAGGAACTGGAAGAGCTTTATCTCCGGCTGTCTGGCCACCATCACCGTCGTGGGCTTGGTGGGGACCGCTGCCGCTACTGTGGGAAAGCAGACTGTCACGGTAGACTACAATGACATCAAGGTGACGCTGAACGGCGAGCAGGTGGCGCTGGTCAATGCAGGCGGCAGTCCTGTGGAGCCCTTCGCCATCAACGGCACTACCTACCTCCCCATTCGGGCGGTGGCCACCGCCCTGGGCCTGGACGTGAGCTGGGACAGCACCACCAACACGGCTGTTCTGAGCACGCCTGCGGCGGAGCGGGCGGTATACATCACCCGGACCGGATCAAAATATCATTATGACAGCAACTGCAACGGCGGTACCTACTGGGAAGTGCCCTATGAGACTGCCACCGGCATGGGCCTGGAGCCCTGCAGCAAGTGCGTGGGCAGCCCCTCCGCCTCTGTGGATACCGATACGGAGACTCAGGCTTACGCCGTAGTCAACGACAACGTGCCTTTTTTTCAGCAGACCAACTGAATGGGGGTGTCTTTGAGACATACAGCTCCCTGGATGACCTGGGCCGCTGCGGGGTGGCCTTTGCTAACATCTGCCCCGAGCTGATGCCCACAGAGCCCCGTGGCGAGATCGGCTCCGTCCAGCCCACCGGCTGGCATACCGTGCGCTACGACGATCTGATCGACGGCATGTATCTGTATAACCGCTGTCACCTGATCGGCTACCAGCTGGCCGGCGAGAACGCCAACGAGCGCAACCTGATCACCGGCACCCGATTCCTCAACGTAGAGGGAATGCTGCCCTTTGAAAACATGGTGGCGGACTATGTGGAGGAGACCGGCAATCACGTGCTGTACCGTGTCACCCCGGATTTCCAGGGCGACGAGCTGGTGGCCCGTGGAGTGCGGATGGAGGCCTACTCCATCGAAGACGACGGAGCTGGGATCTGCTTTCACATCTATGCCTACAACATCCAGCCGGGCATAGAGATTGACTATCTCACTGGAGACAGCCAACGGGCTGCCTGATATCACTTATAAGAAACGAGGTAATTTAACATGGGATTTTTTGACAAACTTGGCAGTTCTCTGGCCCAGGGCGTAATGGGCAACATGAACGAGGTATCCGTGGATGAGCTGACCAAGGATTACGGCTCCTATCTTATGGACGGGGAGACCATCCAGCTCGGCTTCCGGCTGATCCGGGACGTGGTTCTCTTTACCGACAAGCGGATCATCGACTTTGACAAGCAGGGCGCCACCGGTCAGAAAATGCGGGTGGACTCCATCAACCTCTCCAGCATCATCCACATCTCAGCCGAGACCTCCGGCTTTGGAATGGATGACAGCGAAATCAACCTCACCTATATCTCCTCCCCGTACTACCGGGCCAGCGGCGGCGTGACGGTATCTGAGAAAACATTTGAATTCCCCAAGAAATACAACATCCAGCCTCTGTACAAGCGGCTTCAGGAGATCGCCTACGAAAACCACGAAAATCTGAACAAGTAATATTTTTCCTGTCACAGTATGATGATTCCTCTGAAAGGGGCTTTCCGGCTGGTCTGTCAGACCCGGACCGGCTGGGCGGACCGTACACAGCGGCATACACACTGGGGCATATAGACAGGTCAGGGGCGGCTAAGGCCGCCCCCTTTTTTACCCCGCTTCAGGCACCAACCGCCAGCCTTCACATAGAATGGAGCGAAAGGGCGATTCCCTTTCAATATCTGCTAGGAGGTATTGCAATGCCTGAGAAGGTTATGCCCGGTCCCGTGCAGGATTCCGCCTGTATCCGTGAGGCCGTCTGCATACACACGAAAAAGATTTACGATTCCTGCAAGGAGAAAGATATGGTGTTCTATAGATATAACAAAATAGTTTGTATCTATACTTTTCTCTTGACAAACGGATATACTTTGTATATACTAAGTATGTCCCAAGGGAATTTGGCTAATATCAATCTCATTTAACTCGAATGAATATTTAATCTTTCGATAATATTGTTTTATCGATTGCTGTAAACTAATATCGATGTAATTTTATTGTATTCATAATGAAATATCTCAATATACATTTTGTTGTTAAAGTATATCGAGATATCAATTGATGAGGTTTATTCATGAATTATAAGACGCATATTTTCTCTGTCGGTAACAGTCAAGCCGTACGACTACCTAAAAAGCTCTTAGACTTTTTAGAATACAAGGCTGGAGAGGAGGTTGTTATTTCCGCTGACAGTGAAAGGAAAATTATTCTTATCGAAAAGGCAGTTCCCTGCACATATAAGTCTATTAAAGAACTTTTTGCCGGATATGAGTCAGATGGATATATTCCAACTGAGTGGGACACTGGCAAATCGTTTGGAAAGGAAACCTTTTAACAATGTACCAACCTAAACAAGGCGACATTGTTATGCTCTATTTTGACCCGACAGCAGGTCACGAACAAGCCGGATATCGTCCTGCACTTGTTGTGTGGGGCAATGATACTTTGGAGCGAATTCCCGGTTTAGCGCAGGTATGTGCTATCTCAAATACTGATAATGGCTTTCCTCTTCACGTTCCTCTGGATGCTGACAGTACTTGTACTACTGGTTTTGTCTTGTGCGAACAGAATAAGGTTCTCGATTTAAATGCCAGGCATGTTAAATTTCGGGACCGTGTTTCTGAGAAGGTTCTCCAGGAAGTTTTAAATATTTTACGTGCGATGATTGATTAAAGTAAGTGCGGCCCCGCCATAAATATGGCGGGGCCGCACTTACTTTATCCTGTCGCTTGTTGCTGACACCTGCTCTCCCGCTTCATCCACCTTGGACGCCAGGGCTGCGACCATCTTGGTCAGCCAGGCCGGAATGGGGGCCCCCAGGGCGCCAGCATTTTCAATGATGCTGCCCGCCTCGGTGAGGATATACCAGATCACCACCAGGGGACACAACAGCACTGTATAAGTAAAGGGCAGCTCCACGCCGGGCACATTGGCCAGCAGGTGGCCGATCACCACGTCCAGGATGGCAGCCACGATGACCGCTACCACACTGCCCAGCTTGTGCCAGATCCCGTCCCGGGCACTCTTGCTGGACCACTCCCCCGCCCGCAGGGCAGCGCAGGAGCCGGTGGCGTAGTCGATAACCATGCACACAACCCAGGCCACCACCACCCAGCCAAACCAGCCCCACAGGGCGGTAAGAGCGGCGCAGATGGCGGCGATGGCCGCCTTGAAGGTATTGATATGCTCCATATCCATCCCTCCTCACTGGTTCCGCACGTAGGCGGCCATGCTCTTGATCAGGGCGTGGACGTTACTGGCGGAGTAGGCGTTACCCTTCCAGTAGTCCACGGCCGTCAGCACTCCGGCGGCGGCCAGGGTATCCACGGCGGCCTCCAGCTCGGTCTGCTCCGGATCACAGCCGTCACACATGTCCAGGAACGCCTCCCAACCGCCGGGGATGGCCCGGATGGTCTGGGGGCAGTCCTTTCCAGACCAATGATTGTGCTGCACCACCTTATCCAGCGGGAAACCGTGCTCCGCCATCAGCAGACGCACCAAGGCGGCGGTATTGACCTTGGCCCGGTCAAAGTCCCCGTCGGCGTTGACACAGATCTCGATACCGATGCTGGTGAGGTTGCCCGGGCCATCGGCTCCGTCTCCGGCGTGGTAGGCCGTCTCGCCGTCGGGCAGGTGCTGGTAGATAGCGCGGTCGTCCACCGTGTAGTGGTAGCTGGTCCGCTTTTTCTCCGCGTCGTCTCCCTTGAGCCAGGAGGCGTGGGCGGCAGCGTCCGCACCCTCGGCAAAGTTTCCCGTCTCATGGATGGTAATATAGCGGTCCGGGTTCTTTCCGCCGGGGCGATTCTTCCGGCCTGGGGCGATGTAGTCCACCTGGATGGGGATGCCGTTGTCCGTTACCCTCTGGATGGCCTCCACAGGCTCCAGGTAGGCCATGGACACCCACCCTTTGGAGGTCTGCCCCCAGCCGTCCGAGACGCTCAGCACGTCCACCACAGCGCCGCAGGGATAGCCTCCCACCTTGTCATAGCTGGTCCCCGGCCCGCTGCGGATGTTCAGACCGATGGACGGGGTCACTCTATACTTGCCCATACTTTCCTCGCTTTCCGGCGGCTCCGCCGCCTCTCGTTTTACCCAGACGCAGATCCAGTTGTGGACCATCCGCTGGGCCTGGATGGTCTCTCCGGCAAAATCACATTGCACTGAGCCGCCGCCGTCCAGCATCATGGCGGAGCTGCATCCTCGGTCCACCAGCTGGTCCCGCAGCTGCTCCGGCGTAAGGGAATCACTGGAGCAGTACAGCAGCAGGGAGTCCCCCACGATGCCCATGGCACTCCTGGGCCGCCGCCCGCCCTGAGCAGAATCATAGGGGATATGCTCCAGCGGCTTGCCGTCCATAATCAGGGGGGATGTGGCAATGTAGTTATCATAGCCCTGCCAGTCTGTGGTCTGGGCCAGATCGCGGGGAATGTCCCACCCATAGCCCGCCATGTCTCCCCAGGGGACGGCGGACAGCAGCTTGCCGTCTACCTTCAGCCCCCGGCAGGGCGTTCCATCCGGATTCCACATGCCGCCATTGATGATATAGTCCGCTCCCGTCTCCGCCTTGACCTGGGCCAGCATCTTGCGGCAGTTGGTCACCACGATGGACAGGCGGGAGATCTCGGAAAGCGGGATAGATGCTACCGCTTTCACACTTCCACCTCCGCGGCAGCCCGGAGGAAAGTCAGGCTGTACTCCTGCTCCCCCTCCGGATAGTCGCTCACCAGTGTGCCGTCAGGCCGCACAAAGCCCATCAGCATGGTGGAGCCATCATAGACCGTGCGGCTGCCGTCCTCATTGAGGGCAAAGGTGCCGTCTTTGTAGCGCACTTTGCCCTCATAGCCGGGCACCCACTCCTTCCACTCAGGGTTGTAGTACTTGTTCTCAAACGCGACGTGTTCTCTGCTCTGTACCATATGTACCATCCTTTCTTTATTGGCTCATGAAGCTGATAATCTTCTCAGCCTGAGCCTCGGTAATGTATTGAGGCGCCAGGGCGCGCACCTGAGCCTCATTGATACGGTGCATTTTGAACTGAAGTAGGACGAATTCATACATCTGTCCGCACCCCCATCATGGCAAGTATGGCGCCCTCCAGGGCAGTAAGACGTTCCTCTGCCGTTGGCACTTTCTCAGGTAAATCAGGTGCGGGGTGCTCGGCCTCCCAGGCTTCGACCTCCTCCTCCGTTGCGGCTTCGATCCAGGCGGAGGTATCGGAATCCCACTTTGGGGATACAAAGCCTGCCGCCCCCGCATGGGGCCGCATGATAGGCGGGGCAGTGTCAATAAGCTGTTCTCCCTCCGCAAGAGTGTAGTTCTGTGTTACCCACCCTTGATGTTCCTCCAATAAAACCAGAACAAGGGTCTTATAGATGGAATTTATGTCAACGACACATGAGTGTTTATAATCCATTTGTTTTACATCCTTTATGTTTAATAAGCCTTAAATGTCGCTCCAAGTGATATCCCGTACATTTGATTAAATCCATTTGGAGGAGATATACCAGTTAATTTAATGTTCCCCGCTGTATCAATCCAGCCAAATATAGCCCAATTCCCACTCGACTGGATCAGTGGTATTGGTATAAGCGCCGATGGCCGATATCCTTCCGGCAATATTGCAATAACTTCATTTTCTTTCAATGTTCCGCCTGGGTACGTTACTGCTCCGGCTATTTGTACCCATCCTGCATCGTCTTTGCCATATTTAGCATAAGCGGACGGCTTGAACCCATCTTGTAGCTGCAAGTCATACCAAATGATTGGGGTGTTTTTATTCACCTTATTCGACAAAGCCGAAAATACTCCGCCGGACTGTACGGGGTTATGACTCCCCTCTACAGGTTCAGCGTCGGTAGTAATAGTGACGCTTTGAATTGCCTTGTCCAAATCCGACTTATTTACCGCATCGGTGCTCTCCTGGGCACTGCCTACGTCCACAACACGGTTGCCACCCATCTGGAGATTTCCAGTCATAGGGACGGAACCATCGGCCTTAAAATCCCCCGCCCCATTCCCATCGGCGCCGTTATACACCTGAAACGCACCTGCAATAGAACCGTTTGAGAGTTTCACGGTGTATGTATCAGTTGTCCCGGGTGCTCCGGTACCCCCGGTATGCTCGATAGACACCACGGAGTCTCCCTGCGGCCCCCTCGGACCCTCCGGTCCCATGATGTCTACGGGATCGGGGTTGGGCAAATCCCCGTTATTGGTCCAGGAAACTACTCCCTCCGCGCTGACACTGGGAGTAAACACATATCCCGGAATTCCCTGCTCTCCCTGGATTCCTTCCCCACCCCTGGCAGCCAGCAGCATCCAATTTACCCCGTCGTCGCTGGGCGCGATATCCTGTACCTCCCGTAAGGCGATATACCCGCCTCCCTCATGCCCCACCAGATCCAGCGCCGTGTAGCGGGCCCCGGAACGATACGCCCCCCGGGGCGTGAGAGAGACCTTGCCCAAAACCGTATTAGGCATGATTGATTGCCACCTCCAAAATCCCATTTACCAAGTAAAACACAGGCCCTCGGTACTCGTCCGGGGTAGTCATGATAAGCTCACCCGTTTCTGGGGTCACCGCAAACGTGGCATACATCACATTGCCCCGTGCGGCCTCCCCGGTATCTTCATACTGCTGTGTACCGGCATTCCAGATCCACCACGTCCCGTTTTGGATCCGGGGCGGCTTACCACTGTACTGTTGGGCACTCTGTGCGCTCTCAGCCGCTTCATCAGCACTCTTGGCAGCCTGATCGGCGCTGTTTGCCGCATCCTGGGCCGACTGCTCAGCCTGCTCTGCGGCGGCCTGGGCCGCCTGTACCGCTCCCTCAGTAGCTGCCTCGGCAAATCTGCGTACCAGCAGGCCCTGGATACTCCGTGCCTCTCCCTGCTGCTCCACCACCAGCAGGCTCTCGTCATCCAGGTGGTCAGCGACCGGGAGTTCGCCAATCGTGCGGTCAGCCATTGCTTGCCTCCTGCTCCTCCGCAGCCGCCTGGCGGGCCGCCCTCAGCTCCTGCCGGGCCATGGCCAAAAAGTCCACGCCTTCCCCAGACACCGGGACCTTCGACAGCCAGGCATAAGCGGCGTCAATATGTTCCAAAGCCTTGTTCATTCGATTCCCTCCAGTTTTTTCACCCGCTGCTTCAGCTTCTGGATTTGATCCACGCACAGGGAGATAAACTCCTCATAGCGCAGGGAATACTCCCCCGTCTTTTGATCTTTCAGGTACCCCGCAAAGTCCGTGGACTCCAATTCCGCGTTTTTTACCGCTTCTTCTACGTCCTGGGCAATAAAGCCTGTGTGATACCGCCCGCTTTCCCCGTGGTTGTATCGGTAAAATACCGGCTTCAGCAGGTCGAAAAGCGCATCATATTTGCTGGTATCATACGAGACAGAGTGTTTCATACCAGCATCACTGCCAATACTGGCGGGCTCCGCCAGGTAGGCGGTTTTCCACTTTTGACCAGGCAGTCCAAGCGAAAACGCCAAAGGGTTATTTGTCAATAAACTGCCGTTTCCTACAACTACCGACGGAATAGTCCCGCTTGCCACACCAGTTACGAGATGCAAATACTGCATTCCTTTCGCCTGCATAAAAACGTCGCCATCCATGCCAGTCAGGCGCAACGCACCATAGCTGCGAAGTTCAATAGCAGAATCTGCGGTCGATGCACCCGTGATATTTATTACGCCGGAAGCCCAGCTGTCTCTTGGACGTAAAACGATCTGCTCTCCAGTCAGCGATGAGGCAATAACGGTATTCGTCTGAAGCCAACCGCCATTTATTAGGGTGACACCGGAGCCAGGCGGTCCACTTAGCTGTTGAAACGTGACCATGCCGGAGAATGTGATATCCGTGCTGGAGATCTCCACGCCCTGGGACGTGATTGACAGACGGCTGGTATTACCATTGGTAGATGCGGAAAGGGTAATGCCGTCCACCTTCTGCTCAATCCGTGTGAGGTTCCCGTCCAGACCGCTGACCTGGGCGGCGATGCCGTCCATGCTGAGAGATAAGCTGCTTACCCGTCCATCCAGACCGGTTACCTGGGCGTTGATACCGTCCAGACTGAGAGACAAGCTGCTCACCCGTCCATCCAGACCGGTTACCTGGGCGTTGATACTGTCCAGACTGAGAGACAAGCTGCTCACCCGCCCGTCCACAGAGCTTATTTGGGCATTGAGACTGTCCGCAGTCAGACGGAGCTCGGACTCTACGCCTTCGACTTCATTCACGACATACAGCCGGATTTCCTCTGCCGTTTTGGTGATCTCGGATCGTGTGCGGGCAATCTGGTGCTGGATATCGGACAAAACAGGAGACTGATACCGATACTCACTCTCCTGCTCTGTCTTGCCCGGTGCGCCCCCGTCGCAGGTCATGAGTGCGTCGAAGGTCAGTTCCGTCTGGGCCAGGACGGTATACACCCCGCCCACCGTCAGGCCGTCCCCCAGCTCCGCCGCCGGATCCAGCAGTGCGTCCTGGGCTTGGATGGGCCGATAGGTATAGGCCCGGAGTGAGGCCAGAATATTGTTGGCCATAGCCTGCGTGCCATAGGGACAGGTCAGCTCCACCGTCCGCCCTGTCTCATCCCCGGCAAAATAGGCGGTATCGTCATCCACCAAAAGCACCACTTTGGATACCGGCGCCAGAGCGGGCGATTCGCTCAGCTGCTCGACGGCCCGGCCCAGATACACCTTATCAGACAAGGATTCGGACACCTCCAAACGTTATGGCCGCGCCATAATGGGTAACCAGATAATTGGTCTCCGGGGGGATCTCCGCAAAACCCACCATGCGCAGCTGCCCGGCATCCGTGACGATACAGTTGGCCCCATGAGCGGCGGCAATAAACCGCAGCACATCCCGCAGGGTATAGCCGTTGGCCGGATAGTCCACCAGATACCCGTTGTTAAACCGGGTCCTGGGGTCTACGGTCAGCCCCATCAGCCGGGCGATCTCCGCAAAGGCGGCCTCCATGGGCATGGGGAAGGCCAGAGACTGGTCTGGGACCCACTCCTGCTCCGCTTTGAGCATATCGTCATATCCGTGGATGGCCAATGTTCCGGACACCGTGTCGTAAGATCTGGTATCCACATAGAACACGCCTTTGGGGATCCATTCGCTGGCCTGGGTCCCCTTTACCAGGCGATAAGCGGGGGCTATTCGTGCCATCCGTGAGATGGTTCCAGGCCGGTAGAGGACAAGGTCGATCTCCTTTGCGATGGCCCCGCCCACCGACATGGTGTCCTCCGGGAACAGGTTGGCGCTTGTGCTCAGGCTGACGATGCTGCTCTCCCCATAGCTTTGCCCGTCTATGGTCACCCGGATTTCCTTCCGGGTGGCCGGGTCCTGCAAAAGGGCCTGATACAAAGGGCTTGTCTGCTGCATTACCGCTCCTCCAGGGTAATGGATACCCCGCTGTAGTAGGTGTGCCCGCCCTGCACCGTCTTAGCGGTCACAGAGGGGCCGGTGACGTACATAACCCGGGTCAGATCTTTGCCGAAGTCATCAGTAAACACCACCGTGGCAGGGCTGGATAAAGCCGCCCGGATCATAGCCAGGGTATTGTCCCGCAGCTCCAAAAACCGGACCTCAATGCTGTGGACCACAATTTCCGTCCGGTATTCCCGGCCGTCCAGCGTCACCACGCTCCTGGACTGACGCACCAACGGGGTATGTACCAGACCCTCCCGCGCCAGCCAGGGGGTCATGTCCACGCCGTTAATGGTCAGCTTCGCCTGCATTTCCTTCCCTCCTACACATAGACCTGGGACTGCCCCCGCGCCACAGCGGCGCTGTTCTGGCTCTGGGTGACCAGTACGCCCACCCGCCGGCCGTTCAGGTACACCCCTGCCCCCTGGAGGGCGGAGCGGACGGCGGCGGCAATGGGTCCGGCGATGTCTGCGCCCATCCCATCTGACATGGCCACGGTCGCCTGGCTGGCCTGCGATGGCACAGATATCGCTGCCTGGGCCGTGCTCAGTTGCTCCATGGAACGTCCAACCTGTTTTACTAGTTCACTTCCAAAGCCATCCTCGCCCAACCCAAAAAACAACGAATTTGAATCATAAGGATCCAAAATGTTTTTTACAACGCTCACCACAGATTGCGCCATAGCTTCAGCAGCGGAAATCACCGAAGGCATCCCGTTATAGATCCCCTCAACCAACCCATCAGTTAAGGCTGCGCCAACTGTAGGCGCATAGTTTACATATAACCGCTGCAGCTCATCCAGGTTTTGAGAGATCTGTTTATTTGTTTCATCCCGCAAGTCAGCCAACTCTTCCATCGCCAGCTGATTGGCAATGGACTGTTTTGCCTGATAAAGCGCCGCATATTCACTCAGCTTTTTATCGCTAAGAGAAAGTAAAGCGTTTAGCTCATCAATGGCATCTGGCCCCATTTCCCTGATATCATCCACAAGCGCATCGCCAACTCCACGCTCAGCAAGGACCCTTAATCCATCGTAAAAATCCTCAATGGTGGCGATCTGCCCTTTTAGATTGCTTATCAGCTCGTCTCCAGATACCTCCTCACGCTCCGGGACTTGATCAAACAATCCATATGTCTCAAAAATAGCCTTTGTTCTCTGCGCAAGTTTGTCCTGATAGTCCTGCTCCAACTTTGTGATTTTTTCTTGGACTTCCTCAACCTTGCTGTAGTACTCATCCTGAAGCCGCTTTTTTAAGTCAAGGATCTTCTCCTCGGCTTCTGCATACTGCTGGCTTTCAGCGACAAACTTATCCTGAACTGCCCGCCAAGCCTTCAGCTGCTCTTGGAGAGAGAGCCCTTGGTATTTTGTCTGCTGCTCTATCCGCTTCTTTGCTTTTGAGAAATATTCGGCCTGAATATCTGCTTTCAGGTCAAATATCCTCTCTTCCGCATCCGCATACTGCTTGCTTTCTACAATAAATTGGTTTTGAATAGTCTCCCAAACTTCCAGCTGCTCTTCCAGTGAATACCCTTGGTACTTTGCTTGGCGATCGATCCACTCCGCGCTTTTTTTATACACGGACTCCGCGAGATCGTTTGCGGCTTTGACAGCATCATCCGTGCTGTCCTCAATCCCTTCCGCCACACCCAGGGCAATATACCGTCCCACCTCATCACGGAACACTGTGGAGGGAGAATGGATTCCCAAAATGCGCTTTATCGCCGCCACCAGTCCGCCGCAACTCTCTTCAAATTGAGTTATTACCCAACCGATACTTTCCTTCCACCCCTGAAGCATTCCGGAGATTAAATTTTTACCCATGCTTTTGCCCATGGATAAGAGCAGCTCCAGTATGACCTTGCGGAAGTTTTCCATGGCGTCCTCCCCCGCACTGACCAGCTGGTCGGAATTTTCTATCATTCCCTGACCCACACTCTCAATGATGTCGGCGCCCAGGGCCGCATATTCCGGCAGCTTTTCGCTGTACTCGGTGATCAGCTCGGAAATCGCGGTGGACAAATTCTTCTTGGCGCCGTCAGCGCCCGCCACCACGTCGGCAAAGGCATCCACCACACCGGAGATTGCCGGGGTAAAGTCCGTGTTGATATCGTTCTTGAGGTCCTGAACCGCCCCGCCCAGATTCCCCGTTGATTCCTGCGCCAACGCCTGATTTTCCCGGGTCTTTACCAGTTCCTCATTGTTCCGGTAAAAGGCGTCCGATGCCTGGTCGTAACCTTGGGACAAGGCATCCATAATCAGCTGATTGCGCTCACTCTCCGTCGAGCACTCCTGCAAGGCCAAATTAAAATAATCTTCTGCGCTTGAGGCTTCCGTTACAGCCTTATTCCATTCTTCATTGGCTTTTGTGTTCTCCCGCAGGGTAACGCCAAACGTCTCACCAGCCAATGAGCCCCAATTTAAAACGTCAGCCAGAGCCCCCGTCACCTGTCCGACCTTGGCCGTTTCGTTGGCTGCCTCAATTAAGCCCTCAATGGGCAGGGAATCACCAAACGTCCCGGCCACACCGGCGGCAATTTGGGTCCACGTTGCTATATCCTTTTCGCTGGCTACCAGATTGGCCAAAAGCTGGGACGCTTCGGTGGCCGTGTCAGTATCGCCCAGGATCTTATAGAACTCGGTATACGCTTTCGACGCGGTTTCGGGTCCATAACCTGCAGCTTCAAACGCCGTATTCAGCTTGCCCTGGGCCGTACGGTACTCCTCGGTGGCATCTGCCAGGTCAAAGAACGCCTGCACGGCCTGGGAGCCAATATCCATAATGGCTCCCAGGCCTTCCCAGACCAGGTCAAAACCCGCTTTCAGATCTGCAAGCCCTCCGATCAGGCCGTCTGACGCCCCGCTCAAGTCGTCCATGGCGTCCTCCGCATCATCGGTGGAGTCGGTCAGCCCGTCCATCTCCCGCTCCGTTCTGGAGAGCTGATTCCGCATCCGGTTAAGATCCGCCGTGGCGTCCTGCACGGCCTGGGCCCACCGCAGGGTCCTGGTGTCGTTCTCGCCATATCTCTGGGCCGATTGCTCCAGCATACTCTGAAGGGCGGACAGCTTCTGTTCCTGGGCATCGATCTGCCGGTTGAGCACATCTGCCTGAGCGGCAAGGGCCTCCTGGCTGTGTTCGTTGCCCTCAAAAGCGGAAGTAACCGCCTTCATCTCCGATCCGAGGGTCTTGATCTGCTGGTTGATGTTAGCCAGGGATTTGCGGAATTCCGCCTCCCCATCCACTCCGATTCTGGGGCCGATATCAACGGACAATCATCTCACCTCCTCGTATAATACCGGCGCATCTGCTCCATCAGCGTGCCGGACGCCTCGGCCTTTTCCTTGGCCCCACAGGCCGAGATCTGCCAGCAGGCAATCTGGTCGAACACCGTCCCCAGGGGGAAATGGCGTACCTCAAAGCGGGTCAGTCCTGCCCGATTTCCCAGGTAATAGAGCCACGCCGTCCTTACGGGTCCGGCGTGGCCTCCCCGTTTTTTGGCTCCACCTCCACTGTGCGGCTGGTGTCCGCACGCATGGCCGCAAAGATAGCGGCAATGGCCGACCTGTCCCGGACGTCGATCAGGTCGGCGGGCCGGCAGGGCAGCTCGGGGGGCAGCTCCTCGCCCATGGCGGAGGCGTAGATCCGCCCAGCCTTGAGGAGGATCTGGAACGTGGTGTCCACTGCCTGGGCGGTCCTGGCCAGGTCGCTCTTATCCAATGCGTCGGCAAACTGCTCCAGGCTGCCAAAGGCCTCCACCAGCTGCTCAGTAGCGGCCAGAGAAAAGCAGATCGGGTGCTTCTGCCCCAAAAACTCCACATAGGATACCCTCACGGCGCGCCTCCCTCATCTGCCACCTTGGCGTATCCGGCCGCCCCCTGCCCCACGATAGCGGTGGTCTTTTCCGCCAGGGGGCCGAAGATGCTCTCAATATAGGCGATGGCGGCCTCCTGGGAGGGAAATACAAAGGTCTGGTACCAGGGCTCGGTGCCGTCGCCCTCCATTCCCATGATGGTCCCCTCAATTTCGGGGGTCTGCCACTCAATGGACTTTTCCATGGTCCTGGCGCTCTGGGACGGCATGGCAAAGGTGCCCCGGCGGTAGAGCACCACCTCATGGCCGCGCACCCCGTCCTCCTGGTTCATCCGGATGTACGCCACCCCCACCGGCGCGGACTGCTCGTTGCCCTTGTACCGGAGTCCCCGCCCGGTGACCGGCTTGCCGGACACCATCACGGTGGTCTCCTCCACCTCCAGGCCGTAGAGGTCGGCCGCCGTGTCCATGGTCATACGGTCCAGGGTCATGGTAATGTTGCCGCCGGAGGCGCCCGAAGCGTCGTTTTCCCCCACCCCGTTGTTGGCGTAAAGGGGATTATCCTCCGGCGTGTTGGGTGTAAACTCCGCGCTGATGGCCTTGCCCATCCGCTTTGTGCCGCCGGTGTAGCCGGTTACCACCCCGGCCTGCACCGTAGCCTTGGCGTAAAATACGCCATACATTCCAATTCCGGCCATTGGTATTCCTCCTTACTCCGCCGCCATAAGCCCGGCGGCCCGCAGCGCCGCCAGCAGACCGTTGAAGTCGCCCTGGGTAGGCTCGCCGCTCAAATCGCTGACCGCAGCGGCCTGCTTTACCACACCGGCGGCCTGCGTGGTAGCAGCCGGCACGGCCTGGGACGCGCTTGCCACGCCCTGCTCCAGATGGTTCAACTTCTCTGCGGTAATGGTATCGCCGTTGTTCCAGGTGTTGGGTTCGTAAGCCATAGTTCAGTCTCCTTCCATAATCTCCTCTATGGAGCGATCCACAGAGTCCTTCATATATTCCAGCGCCCGCTTTCGGGAGGCGGTCACGGCCTTGCGGACAAAGGGATTTTTCTTCATCCAGGTGGTGCCGCTCTCCACGGAGCGGGCCACCATCTGGTTGGGCTGGCCGTTGGGCCAGCGCTGGGTTTTGATGCCGTTATACCCGTCAAAGCCAATCTTGACGTTGAGATAGCCCGTGCCGTCATCCTGCATGGAGGCAATGCCCAGGCTGTCCGCCAGGCCCCTGACCTGGTAGGCCGTAGGGCCCCGGGTGGGGCTCTCCCGGGTACCATAGCCCTCATCGGTGGGGATCCGTTCGAGGGAGGAGCGAATCTCGTCAGCCACAATCCCGGCAGCGCCGTATATGGCCTCGCCCAGCACCTGGGACTTCAAAGAGGCCTCCAGCCTGGCGATCTTGGCCAGGTACTCATCCCCCCGTTTGAATTGGATGGTTGCCACTATGTCACCTCCCACACCCATTCGGTGTGCCAAAAGCCGATGTCCTCCTCAAACTGCACCGAGCTGAGATACCACGCGATCCCGTACCCGCTCAGGGACTCCCCCAAGGCGTCCGCCCAGGGGTCAAATTCCCGCTTGGTAAAGAGGTCCGTGGTGCCGGTGACCGCCCGCTCGGCGTGGCCGTTCCCGGCTGCCAGGTCGTTGGAGCCGTCCTCCTGCCAGACAAAGTAGCGGCTGGACTTCATCCGCTGGCCGTGGCTCACCTGGTCGGTCACCGCCAGGTGGGCGGCGATGATCCGCTCCTGCCAGCTCATACGCCGCCCTCCTCGTCCTGCTCCAGCCTGATCAGGGTCAGGTCCATGGAGGGCGGAAACACCCCGTCCGTGCTCTGCACCAGGTCAATGCGGTACGTCCGGCCATCCTCAGTGACGGCTATATCCCGCGCCCCCACCCCCCTGATACGGGGCGTGCGGAGTACCCGCTCCACCTCCGCCTGGGCCTGCTTGGCCAGATAGGCCCGCTGGATGCCCAGGGTCCGCTCCTCATAGCGCAGCCGGGCCTTGAAGGTTGGCTTTTCCACCGGCTGGTAGCCAGGCCGGGCCCCGTCAGAGACGGCATAGAGCTCCACCACGCCGTCGTTGTAGGCCTGGGTGATCTCACCCCTGGGCCGGTACGGCGCTTTCCAGCTCAAAGGCGCTCACCTTCCTCCCGTTCTGCATGTCCAGGATCATGGCTCGGTAGTTGTTCTCAAAGACGTCCAGGGCGCTGTCCCGGCCGTACCGGCAATACTCCAGCAGCAGCGTCCGGGGCAGGCCGTCTCTGGTGTAGTCCCCCGCAACCCCCAGCTTGCCGTCCAGATAGACCATCCCCGAGGCGATGAGCCCGGACACCTTGGCGTCCGTGGCGTCATCATCCCAGGTGATGTCCAGCCAGTTCTTTACGTCGGACAGCAGACCGTCGGGCAGGGCGGCTCTGTCCGCCGCCATCAGGACTTGGTGACGGTGACGGTGTACGCCTTGGTGGTGCTGCCGTCGGCGGCCGTCACGTTGATGGTCACGGTGGTCTCGCCGCTCTCCCAGGTCACGGCGGTACCGTTGTCGATCTCATACGCATCGGCCACGGGAGGGTCCACCAGAATCTCAACCTCAGCGCCGGCGTCGGCGGGGATGGCGGTAATGACGTTGGTGGCGTTGGTGGTGCTGGCGGTGTAGGAGGTGGTGGCGCCGGCAAACTCAGGGGACAGGGTGAGAGCGCCCATCTTCAGGCCGGACAGCTCGGCGTTGGTGGAGGGGGCGGGAGCGGTCACCTGCTCCACCTTCCACACGGCAGGCCGCAGGCCGGAGATATCCAGGTAGAGGAAGGCGTTGTCGTCCTTGGCCTGGCCATTGGCGTACGCCTTGATGAGATAGACCCGGTTGTCCTCCAGGAACTGATAGTGGTCGGAGTACTCGATGCGGCCGGCCTTGTCGGTGCCCACGGCGGCAAAGTACCGATAGCCCAGGCCCAGGATGGCGCAGCCCCGGTCCAGGGCGCCGCTGGGGATGACCCTCATGGGATAGGGCATCACGTCGTTGCGGTAGGTGCCGTCGGGCGCCATGACGGTGGTGGCAGGCATGACCTTCTGGTAATAGTCCTGGGGATTGACGATAAAGAGCACGTCCCGTACCGTCCGGCTCTTGCCGTTGGGGTCCACCGCCAGCAGGCTCAGCAGGTTGCCCACCGCGTCAATGGACAGCTCCGTAACAGCGATCTTGGCCTTCTCGGGGTAGACGCCGCCCTTGACGGTGACGCCGTCGCCCACCTGGCGGTTCATGCCGATGGGCATATTCTTGCCGGTGCCCACCACGATGCCCACCTCCAGGCCGGCGGCCAGCGCCTCATACAGGGTCTCCCGAACAAAGCGGTCCAGCCACTCGGGGCCCAGATCAAGAGAGGCCTTGCACACGGGCAGGAAAGCGGTGAGCTTCATGAGGCCGGAGTCTACTTCCTTGAAGCCGGCCAGCAGCTCCTTGATTATCTCATCGCACAGGTCGCCCCACTGGGCCTCCTGTCGGCCGTTGGTGTTGACCAGCATCCTCACCCGGCCGGTGGCGGGGATGAAGTTGATGGCGGAGAGCAGCGGATGGTTGGCCCGCAGGTCCTCAAAGACGGACTCAATCACCGTCTCGGGCATCACCACATCCACGTTGGCCAGGGCCTGCTTGGGGTCCTGGGACTGCATGGCGGCGATGACCTTCTGGTAGTAGTCCCGCTCCTGGGTGGTGAGCTGGCGGACGCCCCGGGCGCTGAGGATCCGGCTGTCCAGGTCCTGGCGCAGGCCGTTTACCTGGCTCTCATAGCTCTTCTGGAGGTCGGCCTGGATGGCGGCAAGCATCTGGTCAAGGGCCTGGTAAAAGCCCTCGGTATCGCCGTCCTTGATGGCCTTCTGCATCAGAGTGCGGATCTCTTCCCGATTGCGGATGTCCATTGCGATCATTGGATGGGTCTCCTTTCAAACTCAAAAATTGCGAAACAGCGCCATGACGCTGTTTGTTGCTTCGGGCTCCGGCGTGGGTGCCGGAGGCGCGGGAGGCTGGGCCAGCTGCCGCAGCTGAGCGGCTAGGCTTTTCTGAACAGTAAGCCGCTGCTCCAGGGTGAGGTTGGCTCTCTGGAGGACCGCAGCCGCCCCGGACATGTCGGCGTCGGCGTCTGCATACCGGTCGGCCAGGCCGTACTGGAGGCACTGCTCGGCGGTGAGCCAGGTCTCGGCGTCCATCATGGCGGAGAGGGCGGTCTCGTCCAGCTTGTCCCCCGCCTTCTCCAGATAGGCCTGGCGGCCGGCGGCGTTGATCACGTCCAAATCGTCGGCGGCCTTCCGCAGCTCCGCGGCATTGCCCACCGCGCCCATCCACATGTTATGGATCATCATGAGGGTGTTCCGGGGCATCACCACCTCGTCCCCCGCCATGGCGATCACCGAGGCGATGGAGCAGGCAAAGCCGTCCACATACACCGTCTTATGGGCGGGGTGCCGCCGCAGCTGGTTGTAGATGGCGGTTCCCTCAAAGACGGACCCGCCGTAGCTGTTGATGTAGAGGTCGATCTGCTTCACGTCGGGGTGGGCAGCCAGGGCGTCCCGGAAGGCGTTGGCGCTGGTCTCGCTGCGGATGACCTCATCCCGCCACCAGTCGTAGCTGTCCCCCTCCACATCGCCGTAGATGTAGAGCTCCAGGGTGCCAGGGCTGGCGGCCTGTTTCAGCTCCCACATGCGTTCTCTCATTGTGTCGCTCCTTTCTCAATGCCCAGCTGCCGGGCCACGTCGTCCATGGTGGAGATGTTCTTGGTCAGGAAATGGGCGTCAGCCCATGGCTCATCAATGGTGGGCTGGTTGGCAGATCTCAGAATGTCGTTGACGGAGAAGGCCGCCGAGCCCACCAGCTTCTCCACGTTGGCGGCGTTGGCGAACATGTCGAAGTGGAGGATGCTGGAGCTGTCCATCCGGACGTAGTCCCCCGCCTTCCAGGCCTGGTATCCGTATAGCTTGCGGGTAATCTCCTCCTGGAGCTGGTCGCACAGGGGGTCGATGCAGTTGGTCAAAAAACGGGTATTGGCGTCCTGGGTGCCCTCGATCTTGCCGTTGACCAGCACCGCCGGAATGAGAAAGCCCCGGGCGGTGAAGTCGAAGATGTCCTCAAGCAGGGCCTTGATGTCCCGGGTATCGCCGGAGCCCGTCCCCCCTACCCGCTCGTAGGCGTAGCCGTCAAACTCGGGCAGGATGGCCCCGCCGCTCTCCAGAAAGGGCTTGATCTGGGCGGCGATCATGGCCTGAAACTTTGTCTCCCAGCCGTCCTCCCCGCAGGCAATCTGACCGACATGCACCTTCCAGTGCTGCCCCCGGTCCCATTCATAGTGCCGCATGGCCGCCGACACCAGCCGCCAGTAGGACTGATAGAGGCCGGCGATCACCGGCGCCATATTCTTGTGGTGGAGCTTCAGGTGGAGCACATTGTTCTCATAGAAGGGATACTGCCAGGTGTACTCCCCCACACGCACGCTCCGGTACTCGTTCTGGCGGCTGGGCCAGTCCTCCGGCTGGGCCCAGTCGTCGGCCACCACCAGGGCGTCCATGCCGTCGGCCCGGGTAAGGGTGGGCACGATCAGGGCCTCATTGTCCTGGTAGAGCCGGGCCACCAGCTTGTGCCAGAAGGCGGTGGAGCTCTGGTTCACATTGGGGGACACGTTCCAGAGGTAGTAATCCCGCTCCCGGATCTCCTTGCCGCCCCGGAAGGTGCGCAGCTCGCAGCGGCCGATGGCGCCCGCCACCATGTTCACGCAGACCCAGAAGCACAGCTCCCGCACCTGGTACTCCTGGGCCGCCTCAAAGAGCTCCCGGCAGGACACCTCCTGGGTGCTCACCTTCCCGCTCTTGGGCTGGAACAGTCGGAAAAAGCTGAATGCCGTCTCGGTCACCTCCTTACAGTTGAATGGCCCCTATGGGCGGGATGCCCACGGCCTGGCCGGCGCCCAGGGCCGGCTCCCCCACCATGGAGGCCACCAGCGCCATCCACGGGTCGGTCTTTCGGCTCTTGGCCTCGATCTTGGCGTAGATAAAGTTGCCGGTGTCCACCCCCAGCTTCCTGGAGCTGCGCACCCGCTTGGTGTTGTTCACCGCCCAGCGCAGCTGGGGGGCTTCCCCCCAGGTGAAGCGTCCCCGGTCAAAGCACGCCTGGATCACCGGCTCCACCTGCATGATGTCGGAGGGCCGCACCAGCTTGACCCGGCTCTTGTCGTTGGCGTCAAAACCGATCTTCCGAAAGCTCTCCGATACCAGGGTCCAGCGGTATTGATCCATGCACAGCAGCCGGAGGTTGTAGCTCTGCCCGGCCCGCCGGACGTAGTCGGCCAGCAGATCCGGGTGGATGGACACATCCTCCACCACCGTGCAGTGTCCCGCCTCCGCCCAGGCCTTCCAGGGAGCCTTTACCCTGGGCAGGGTCTTGGACTGGGCGCAGATCCAGGCGTGATTGAGGTCAAAGCGCTCCTCACCCCGGCGGAAGTGGAGGTTGACGGCCGCCCAGTCGGAGAGCTCGGCATAGTCCACTCCCACGGTGCAGGACCAGCCCCGCAGGTCAGGCAGGGGCCGGTTGGTGGCCTTCACCTTCTCGTAGTCGGTGACTGAGATCTCCTTCTGCCCTGCCCGGAGCCCCATGCGCTTGGTCAAAAAGTCGCCATTCTGCTCCGGGTGCTCCAGCCATTCCTTATACTCGTCCTCGGTCTCCTGGAGGAGCGCCGAGCGGTAGGCCAGGGATGGGTTTGCCATGTACCAGTTCTCCGGATCGTGGACCTGGTCCCGGCTCTGGAGACAGCAGATGAACGGCAGCATCCCGCCGTCCGGCTCCTCCTCAAAGAGGATCCGCCGCCCCTGGGCCAGCTTGTCGTCCAGGGGGCCGTCGGACACCTCGCCATTGGAGGTGAAATAACCGATGCGGGCATCGGCCACCTTGCCCAGGCCGGTGATAAACACCTTGATGTTGTCGTAGTTCTCATAGGCGTGGACCTCATTAAAGATGACCTTGCCTGAGCGCATCCCGTCCCGGCCCTTGGGGTTGTTGGTGCGCCCCTTCATAACGCCCCGGTTCTTCCGGCCCTGGATGATCTCTTTTGTGTGGTAATAGTGCTTGTTCAGCTTGGCCTGGTGCCGGGGCAGCTCCAGGACCTCCACCAGATCCCTGGAGGGCTGGGTGGCCTGGTCCTCGTTCATGGCGCAGATATCCACGTTGTAATGCCCCACCGGGTTGTAGGGCGAGATGGAGGCCGCCGAGTCAAAGGCGATATAGCCGTCCTTCCCGGCGCCCCGGCCCAACATACACAGCACGGTTTTCCAGCGGGGACGCCCCTGGGCGGTATAGGTACAGTTCCAGAGGGTAAAGAGGAATTTCTCCCACGGGAAAAGGGCGAAGGGAAAATACTTCTGGAGGCCCAGGTACTTTTCCAGCCGGCCGGTCTCCACCCGGAGATCTTCCGTCTCAAAGGCCCTGCGCACCAGGGCCACCAGGGCGTGCTGCTCCGGGCAGGCCCGGGGCTTGTCCGATTCCACCAGCTGGATGTACTCCAAAACCTCCGGCGGGATCTCACAGCTCATCGTCATCATCTCCCTGGGGGGATGCTGCGCAGGCGTCATCCTTCAGGCCCAGGGCGGTGAAGATGGCCAGCATCTGCCGGGACACCTGCACGCTCAGGGATACGCTGCGGTTCTCCACCGGCATTCCCCGCTTGGCGTCCACCACAGTGACGCCCCGGGCGGCAATGTCCGCCTCCAGCTTCTGACGCTGGACCCAAAAGTCCATGTACTCCTCCACCTTGTCTGTGTAGGCCCGGTCCACCAGTCCCCTGGCGGTCAGATCCTCCAGCATGGACTGGCGCAGCTCCCGAAATGCCTTGGTCTGCCGCCAGTTCTTTTCACCGGCGGCGCTTGATTTACCCACGGATTCCCTCCTTCCGGCCCGGAGCAGGCCGGGCGCGCGTACGCGCCCGAGCCTCCCGGAGATGTCCTGGACCCAGGCGATTGGGCCCTCACTGCCTTCACCCCGTTTTTTCGACGGGGGGTATCAGTCCCAGCGCTCCACGGTCAACGGCGGCCGGCGCGGGGCAAATTGCCGCTGGCTCTCCGGGTGCAGCGCTTCGTGGCATTTCTTGCAGACACTGACCAGCTGCCGCTCCCCGGTGTCCGGGTCCATGATGCTCAGCGCCAGGTCGGGCCGGTCCCGCAGATGCTTGACGTGGTGGACAAGCCTGGCCGGCCGGAACCGGCGGCGCTGCTCCCGGCAGAGCACGCACTCCCGCTTGTCCAGCCTGAGCACGTCCTCCCGGACGGCCTGCCACTCCGGCCAGTCGTAAAACCGAGCCTCACGGCCCGCCTGGATGAGCTCCACCAGTTGGCGGAGCCTGGTGGCTGAGATCATACGGTTTCCCTCCTTGCGTCGGGCCTGTGGCTTTCCGGCACCGGGCTATCGCCTCCGGGCAAAATAAAAAGCCGGCACCGACGCTCCCCCTCTCGGGAAGTCATCGGCACCGGCTCTCAAAGCACTGGCCCTGTTCGATATCCACCATCGTCTCCGTCCGGCAATCCCGGCAGTAGACAATGAGATTTTTTGCCGTGGTTTCCGGTCTCACCTGGAGCACCTTCCGCCTGCGGCAGGACGGACACATCAACCATCCATCCTTCACGACAAGTTTACCACACTCGCGCTCTGCTTTCAACTTTTTCACTCACTTTCTATGGACTTTTTTACTTGTTACACCTGGTTTCCAGACCGAATAAAGACGCGAGGGCTATTCTTTTCTCCGCCTGCGCGGTGGCCTGATTCCTCTCTTCTCCTTTCTTGGTGCTGGTCTTATGTATTTAATCGTAATAAATTCCCCAAACTGATTGCGAATGGGCGGCGGTGCGCTCAGTATGATCGCGCCCGGCGGGGCAACCACGGTCAGATTGTCCTTAACAATCTCGCTCTCCACTGTCGGCTTCTTCAGGCCAAGAGATGCAACCCAGCACTTTTTCCCCGGTTCCGGCCGACCCAGCTCTCTGGCCTCTTTGGTTAAATATTTGGCCAACGCCTCGTGCCCCTGCCAGTCATCCAGCTGCTCCATTTTGACATTCCCATATGACCAAAGCGATTTGAGCACCTCAAGGTCTGCCCCGGTTCCGTTGATCACAAGATGATGATGCAATCGGCCGCCCTCAGCGCTAAGTTGCTCAGTAACGTACACATAGCGCAGTTCCTGGCCCCTGGCTTTCCGGTGGGCCCGCAGCCAGGACAAAAACTTACGGACCAGCTTGATAGCCTCCTCCCTTGACGGAGGAAGATGGGCATCATCATAAGTAAGCTCTATGACTAAATCCCTGCGCTTAAAGTTGGCTGCCAGCAGCAGCTCCAGCCTCTGCCAGGCCCGCCGGTTATTTAAGGTCATCTGCGCGGCGCTGGAGATTTCCCGCAGCGCCTCCCGTTCCTCCGGTGTACTGCGCGGGGTTGGGATCGTGTAACACACGGAAATGACAAGCCGACCGGCAGTTATAGTCTTTAATCGTTTTGCCATCACACTATCCTCTCAAATTTTTACTTTTCACCCTGTTCTCCTCCCTTGTCCTGACCGGCAGACCTCCGACGAAATGTTGCACAACGATGATACCGCTTATCCCAGTACCAGCCTCCCGGATGCCTGCAAACTCCCATAGTGCCATCGTGCCAATAGCAGTTATCACAGGTACGCATGTATTTCCTCGATACGGACGCAGTCTCCCATGCTATCCACCACTTTCCTTTGGCCCAGTCCCGCCCAGACCGGTCAGCGCCCTTTTTGTGCTCCGGCCCTCTGCCGGGCGCCCCGTATTTCCTACCATTACCCCACGTAGGTACGCAGGCCTTCAGATCAACAGGGCGTCCGGCAAGCCAAAAGAGGTCCGGGCGGGTGAGCGATCCCACCCAGCAGAAGGCCGGAGTACAATTCTCTTATGCCATGTCCATTCTACCTACATCCAGGCTCTCAAAATAAAACCTCACCTGATGCGGCTGCGGAATTACCAGCCCAAACCGCACAGCATTGCGATATGTAACGCTGTCTCTCATAAGCGCGGTCGGCATAGTCCTCCACGGGTCCGTCGTATTTGCAGAGGAAGCAGCACTCAGTGTCGTAGATTGGCCGGGCGCGGATGGTGGCGGCCATTGCCTCCATATCCCGCACCGCAGCGGCCAGAGACGCCTCGGCCTCATCCGCCCGGGCCTCCGCGTCCTCCAGCGCGAAC